GACGGCAAGAGCTTTGTGGTGGACTGGTACTACAAGAAGGCCGGGCGGCTGCACTATTGCAAGTTTGTGAACGACTGTGTGCTGTACGCCAGCGAGAATGACCCCGACTATGCAGAGCGCGGCTACTACGACCATGGAAAGTACCCGTTTGTGATGGACGTGATGTTCCCGATGGCGGGCAGCCCGGCAGGGTTTGGCTACATTGAGCTTATGAAAGGCACACAGTACAGCATCGACGTGTTGGGGGCCGCCGTGACCCGCAACGCGGATGCGGCGAGCCGGGTGCGGTATTTTATCTCCAACAGCGGGGGCATCAAGGAGGAAGAGTTTTCCGACCTGGACAAGACGTTCATCCACTGTGACGGCAACCTGGGCGAGGACAGCCTGCGGCCGGTGCAGGTGCCGACGCTGAGCGACATCTATGTGACGGTGCTGAACAACAAGATCAGTGAGCTGAAGGAGACGAGCGGAAACCGGGATTTCAGCCAGGGCGTGACCGGCAACGGCGTGACAGCGGCGAGTGCGATCGCTGCATTGCAGGAGGCGGGCAGCAAGCTGAGCCGGGACGCCATCAAGAGCGCCTACCGGGCATTTACGGAAGAGTGCTACCTGTGCATTGAGCTGATGCGGCAGTTCTACACCGCGCCGCGGGCGTTCCGCATTACCGGCGAGGGCGGCACCGGATACGAGTTTGCCCAGTTTGACAACAGCGTATTGCAGCCGCAGCAGCAGGAAATGGATTTTGGCTGGGGACTGGCTGACCGGTTACCGGTATTTGACATCAATGTGGTGGCGGCGAAGAAGAGCACGTACAGCCGACTGAGCCAGAATGAGCTTGCGAAAGAGCTGTACCAGATGGGATTTTTCAACCCGGAGCTGGCCGATCAGTCGGCGGCCTGCCTGCAGATGATGGACTTTGACGGCAAGGAGCAGGTGCTGGAGGACGTGCAGAAGAATGGCGGGCTGTTCCAGCAAGTGCAGCAGCTGCAGGCGACGATGATGAAGATGGCCGCGGTGCTGGATGCCCAGAACGGCACCGGCATTGCGGCCAACATGGGGCAGGCTATCCAGAACGGCGAGCAGGCGCAGCCGGGAAAGGCTGACAGCAAGCACAAGGTCACGACGGACAGCATCGGCAACGTGGCGGCGGGCAACAGCCTGGCGACCCAGGCGCAGCGCCGGGCGCAAAACAACGCCAACCCGGGCCGGGAGAGTGAGAAGTGACGCGGGTTGTGTGGCTGCGCCGGGTGGGAGACGCCCGGATGCGGCTGTGTGCCGAAGGGCACGCCGGAGCCGGAGCCTACGGTGAGGACATTGTGTGCGCAGCCGTGAGCACGGCCATGGAGATGCTGGAAAGCAATCTGCTGGTGTTTGGCTGCCGGCGCGGCGGGCGCAAGGGGCCGGGGCTGTTTGCGGTGGACGGCGAGGGGTACACAGCGTACAAACTAATGGACGCGACGGCCAGTTTTTTGCGGGCGCTGGCGTACCAGTACCCTGAAAATTTGAGCTTTACAGAAAAAATTTGGGAAAAAGGGGACACGTGGGGGGAAAACGATATAGAGGCGGGGTTATGATGGGAGACAAGGGAACGCAGACCCGAAACGATGCACCGAGAGCGTGACCGCCCAGAGTGCCGATGACGAGCATCGGCCCCTACAACTGGGTGAAGCGGGGCGTCGAGGACGCCGCCCCCCTACAAGGGACGGTGCGGCGGGATGATGGCATCCCGCCCTACTGCTGAGAGACACGCGGGAAAGACCGCAGAAGGAAGGACATCATGAAGAAATCGAGAATTTGGCCGGAAATCCAGCGCTTTGCCGAGGGCGGCGCGGGTGCTTCGGGCGCAGGTGCTGACGGTGCTGCCGCTGGTGCCGCAACGGAAACCCCGGTCGCCGCGGGGAATGAAAAAAGTGCGGGAACGGCCAGCCCGCAGCCGGGGCCAGACAAATCGACGCTGTTCCGCGGGTTGATCACCGGGGAATACAAGGACGAGTTCGGCCAGGAGATGCAGCGCATCATCGACAAGCGGTTTGCAAAATCGAAGCAGACCGAGGCAAGTCTGAAGGCCGTGCAGCCCATCCTGGGGATGCTGGCCGAGAAGTACGGCGTGAAGCCTGACGACGTTGCCGGGCTTGGCAAGGCGATCGAGGCAGACCAGAGCTTTTGGGAGGAAGATGCTGCCCGCGCCGGGATGAGTGTGGAGCAGTACAAGAACTACAAGCGGATGGAGCGCGAGAACGCCCAGCTGCTGGCTGCCCAGCGCGAATCTGCCAGCCGGGAGGCCGAACAGGAGGAACTTGCCAAGTTGAACGCCGAGGTGGAGGACGCCAAGAAAATCTACCCCGGCCTGGATTTGGAGGCAGAGTTGAACGACCCTGAACGCGGGGCACACTTTGCCAAGCTGCTGAACTCCGGCATTGATGTGAAAACCTGCTATGAGGTTTTGCACCACGATGAGATCATGATGGGGGCCATGCAGTATGCGGGCCAGAAGGCCGCCCAGCAGGTGGCAGCCAGCGTACAGGCCAACCGCAACCGCCCGCCGGAGAACGGTGGGGCTAACACCGGCGCTGTGAACGGCACGGCGAATGTTGAGAAGATGAGCAAGGCAGACAGACGCGCCCTGATTGCAAGAGCCAGGAAAGGGGAACGCATTGTCTTGTGAGAGACTGGCTCTAAGGAGCTGAGAAAATGTTCAAGATGAACAAAATGGTGGACATCCAGCGTTTTGCCGGAGACCTGAACACCAACACGACCGGAACCAGCACGCTGAGCCCGGAAATGAAAACCTTTTACGACAAGACCCTGCTGGATGAGGCACAGCCCGAGTTGGTGCACGACCAGTTCGGCCAGGAACGCAATATCCCGAAGGGCGGCGGCAAGATCATTGAGTTTCGCAAGTTCAGTGCGCTGCCGAAGGCCACCACGCCGCTGACCGAGGGTGTGACCCCCGACGGCAAGGCGCTGACCGTCACGAGCAAGACGGCAACCGTGAGCCAGTACGGCGACTACGTGGCGCTGTCTGATATGCTGGAGCTGACGGCCATCGACAACACGATCGTGGAGACGCTGTCCATCATTGGCAGCCAGGCAGGCCGCACGCTGGATACCGTGACCCGCGAGAAGCTGGCTGCCGGTACCAATGTGATGTATGTGCCGACGCCCGGTGCGAACGGTGCCGAGACCGCCGTGACCAGCCGCGCTACCCTGACGAAGAAGAACGTGCTGACCGTGAAGCAGGTGTTCAAGGCCGCTGCCGCGCTGAAGGCGGCGAACGCCAAGCCCATCAACGGCAACTATGTTGCCATCATCCACCCCTATGTTGCCTACGACCTGATGATGGAAGCGGGCAACCAGTGGATCGACATCCAGAAGTACAAGAACCCGGAGAACATCTACGAGGGTGAGATCGGCAAGATTGGCGGCGTGCGCTTTGTGCAGACCACCGAGGCCAAGGTATGGAAGGGCACCGGCGACAACTGCGCCGACGGCGTTGCCGTGTTCGGCACGCTGTTTATTGCCGCCAACGCCTACGGTAAAACAAGCGTGGAGGGCGGCGGCCTGGAGACCATTGTGAAGCAGAAGGGCAGCGCCGGTACGGCTGACCCCCTGAACCAGCGCAGCACCATCGGCTGGAAGGCTGTGAAAACGGCGGAGATTCTGACCGAGGAGTACATGATCCGCGTGGAGAGCGGCTCCAGCTGGAATGACCAGGTGGAGGCAAACTGAGGGCAAGGGAAAACTCCCTCTGCCGCCTGACGGCGACACCGCCCCCCTACTAAATGTGAGGAAAGGAGGAAATGAAGATGGCAGGTAAGACCAAGGAAATGACGGCGGATTTGGAAGAGGCCGCTAAGAAGGACGCCAGCGAGGTAGTGCGTGCAGCTGAAATGGCAGCGCGTGCCCCCGCTAAGGTGGCCGAGGACGGCGACCCCAACATGGAAGCGCAGAAAATTTTTATCCCGATGAATCCGGCATCGCCCGAGGACACGGAAATCACCGTGGGCCTGAACGGCAAGCTGTACAAAATCCAGCGCGGCGTAAAGACCGCGGTGCCGAAGGCTGTGGTGGAGATCATCCAGAACAGCCAGACCCAGGCCGCAAAGGCGATGCAGTATATCGCCAGTGTGGCGAATGGGTGAGTTTGAAGGAAAGCGGGCGGTTTAAGAAAGGCCGCCCCTCATCCGGCCCTGCGGGGCCACCTTCCCCCGAGGGGGAAGGCAAGAGAGGAGGGCAGAGGTGGTGATACCTCTGCCCTTTTATCGTTAAGGAGGACCGTATGACGATTGGGAAAGCGATACGCCAGCTGGATGCGATCAAGCCGAATGCGGTGGAGCGCAGCGTAAAGGTGCGCTGGCTGGAAGAGGTGGACTGGGCCATATACCGTGAACTGGTGCTGACCCATGAGCACGGCAAAGGGCTGTTGTTTGCCGGGTATGACCCGGAAGGGGAAAGCGGCAAGGACGACAAAACGCTGCTGGCCGTGAAGCCCTGGGACAAGATGTATGTGCAGTACATGGCCTGCCAGATCGACCTGCAAAACCAGGAGTACGACCTGTATGCAAACGATGTGGCGCTGTACAACCAGACATATTCGGAGTACAGCCGGTATTACAACCGGCAGATCATGCCGGTGGAGCACGCGCGGCTGCACTCGGCCGCATGGGATGGAGGGGAGAAGAAATGTTTTTGCCCGCCCTTAAATCTGTAACCAAGAAAACGGAGAGCGTGGTGCGCTGGCTGGGGTACAACCACAACGACGCGCCTGCGGAGGGCAGTTTTTACGACTGCCAGAATATCAGCACCGAGTTGTACCCGCTGATGACGGTGCGCAGCGGGCGCAAGGCAGTGGGCATTATGCCCGGGGATGCCACGTGCGTGCGGGACGGTGTGCTGTACTGGGCCGGAGGCGGCTGGCTGTGCCGGGGCATAAACCGCGATGGCGGCAGTGAGCAAGTGGAGCAGTTGGCCCACCTGACGGGCGCAGCGAGTGTGAAGCGCCAGGTCATTGCCATGGGCGCATGGGTGATCGTGTTCCCGGACGGGGTGCGGTACAACACCCAGGACGGCACGGTGGACAGCCTGACCGTGGACAACCAGGCTTTTAATGTGCAGCTGACGCTGTGCAAGTACGACAAGACTGCCTACACCGATTATGTGGTGAGCGGCACAGCGCCGAGTGACACCGACAAGCTGTGGCTGGATACCGACGAGACGCCCCATGTGCTGAAGATGTACAGCACCAGCGCCAAGGATTGGGTGAGCGTAGGAACGACCTACGTGCTGATGACGGCCACCGGCCTGGGCAAGGGCGTGGCTGTGTATGACACGGTGAATGTGGAAATGCAGGGCCAGAGCGTGCCGGAGGATCTGACCGGCGACATGATCGTATATGCGGCGGATGATAACAGCATTATGGTGGCCGGTGTGCTGGACGCCGCTGTGACGATGGGCCATGTGCGAGTGAAGCGGGAACTGCCGGAGCTGGACTACATTACCGAATGCAATAACCGGCTGTGGGGATGCAGCAGCAAGACCAATGAGCTGCTGGCCTGCAAGATGGGCGACCCAACGAACTGGGCCAGCTACATGGGGCTGAACACGGACAGCTACCGCGTGACGGTGGGCGCACCGGGCCAGTTTACCGGCGCGGTGACGTTTTTGGGGTATGTGCTGTTTTTTAAGGAAAACTGCCTGCTGAAGCTGTTCGGCACGAAGCCAAGCAACTACCAGATCAGCCAGACAAACTGCCGCGGCGTGCAGCGGGGCAGTGAGAAAAGCCTGTGCATTGTGAACGAGACACTGTACTACAAAAGCCCGGTGGATGTGGTGAGTTACGACGGCGGCCTTCCCAGCAGCATCAGTGAAGCGCTGGGCAATGTGGCATACAAAAACGCTGCGGCTGGGTGCGTGGGCGGAAGGTATTACATCAGTATGCAGACGGTTGCCGGGGAAAACCGGGTGTTCTGCTACGATGTGGAACACGGGCTATGGAGCCGTGAAGATGACCTGCATATGCGGGCTATCTATGAGCTGAACGGCACCGGGTACATGGTTTCCGATGAAAACGGTGTGTACCAGATGATGCCGCCCGGCGAGGGAGACGGCGGCGTTGGCCTGGGCACGAACTGGTGGGCCGAGACCGGGATGCTGGGCATTGGGGAATTGAATGCCAAGTATCTGAACCGGTTCCAGCTGCGGGTATGGCTGCCGGAGGGCAGCACCCTGACCGTGAAGGTGCGCTATGATGACGGCGCGTGGATACCGATGCAGACTGTGCAAGGCAGCAAGAATGCCAGTGTGCTGCTGCCGGTGGTATTGCAGCGGTGCGACCATGCGGCGCTGCGGCTGGAAGGCAGCGGCGTGTGCAAATTGTTCAACCTGAACAAAGTAATACAGGTGGGAGGTGCCGTGCGATAATGGCAAGCCTGGCGGATTTGAAGCTGCCGGATATCAGCAGTGACAAGTTTGATATGACGGACAGCAAGCAGATCAAAAGTTATCTGTACCAGCTGAATGAACAGCTGCGGTATCTTTTGGGCAACATTGGGGAAGAGCAGCTGAGCGATGGTGTGAATGACCAGCTGGATTTGATACGACAGCTGATCAGCGCCCTGGCGGGGAACGGCAGCACGACCATCAACATAAACAGCGGCGACCGGCTGCAGGGATGGCAGCCGGGGGATATGGAGCAGCTGAAGGAGCAGATCAAGCAGATTGGGAACTGGCTGGGGGAGGGGAGCAC